GTGGCCGTTCACGGCGGCCTTCAAAGCGGTATGCTGTAAGTCCATAAGATTATCCTCGTTGAATGCGTTGCCATGCCTGATCGATTTCGTCAGCATCAAACGGCAACATGAAATGTAAGCGGGTGGCGGCAGACTGGTCTTGACTAACGTGCTTTGCAAAGCGCACCACGGTGTCAATGATCATCACTGCATCAGCGTAAGTTAAGTTCTCGCGCACGGTAACTTCGTTGAACAAAACGTCTTCATTCATTGCTAGTCCTCTCTTGTTTTTCAAGCAGATATTCGGCGTGTGCCCATTGTGCGGCCTCGTAGATGTCTTGGTCCGCAAAATCTTCGTCGGGACTAAAGGCATACGTTAGCATGCAAAAATGCCGCAGACCGCGACGCACGTAATTACGCAAAGTGTAGCCATCGTCCCCAACGGCTCGTCCCAAATCGGGGTGTTGTTCTATAACCTCGTCCAGAACGTTTTTGAAATCGACCAAAAGTTTTTCGTTCATTCTTGGTCATCCTCAATGGTTAGCTGCATATTTTTCACATCTTTGAATGCTATGAGATCAACATCCGCTGAGTCCGCTATCAAGTCGCAAAGAATGTCAAGCGGTGGAATAATATAGCGATCTCCTCCAAGATCATCAGATGCAATAATGAGGGTGACTTGTTGAAATTTTTTATCCACTGGTTACTCCTATTTCCAAGATATGCTCACTATATAGGAGTTTATAAGATAATGTCAAACATACAGGCAAAAAAAAGCCCCGCCGAAGCGGGGCACGTTTTTCAACTAACGTTCTTTCATTTGGGGACTTAGAAAGTGAACAAATAATAACGCCCTTGTCATCGTTACGCAACCTTTTCTGTATTCGCCTTTCTGGTTTGCGTGTAAAGCTCCTGCACTTTTCGCAATTGACCGCTGATTGTTCGGCCCTCGCGCTTTGCGTCCCGCTTGATTTGTTCGTAGATCGGTTTAGGTACTAGAACCGATTTCCATCGAGTCGTATCCATGTGATTTCTCCCGTATATGTCTGCGATTATATGGGAACATATAGAAGAAGTCAAAAAAACCCCGCTTTTGCGGGGTTAATGCTCTTGCAGTTCATCATCGTTTAACTAGGAAAACACAAAAAGCGTGCCAATGCAATCATTTTGCTTCGCCCCACGAGTCACCAATCTCAACATCGCACAGACTGGGCACCTCTAATGGCACCGCAGCCGTCATTATCTCAGCAATTTCCTCGGCTTCCGCTCTATCTTTTACGGACATCGCAATCTCATCGTGAACCTGTAGCATCGGTACACGACCCGTCTTGTAAATATCCACCATCGCTTTCTTTGTCATGTCAGCAGCACTGGCTTGGATCAGGCGGTTCAGGGCCTTGTACGTGTAGGCGCGTTTCAGGCGCGTAGTTTCGCCATACTCTTTTACTGCATCCTTATATGGCATCGCTTTACTCATGCCGAAAGTATCGGGTTCCCAGAGATCAAATCGGCATTTGCGACCCAATATGCTACGGATCGAGCCGCTGGCTGACCGATCATTCAACCGGTTCTGTACTCCCTGCATCAAACCCTTCACGAACGGTACGCGATCATGGTACTGCTTAACCAGATCCTTGGCCTCATCGACAGGGATATCTAGCTGTTCACTAAGTTTGTTCACGCCCATGCCGTACATCATGCCCAAGTTAATTGTTTTCGCCTGTTTCCGGTTTATTTTTGCCATGTCAGCGACCATAGTATGGAAGTCGGTAGTGGCATCGTTCCGATAGCCGTCCACAAACTCCTGCACCCCCTCCAACGGGATTCCTCTTGACTGTCCATAGATGTGTGCGTAATGCACCAAGATCCGTGGTTCCTGTTGACTGAAATCTATTGCCGCCCACTGCTCACTTTCTTCCGGCAGAAACAGACTGCGAATCATCGGCCCAATCTCTGGATCTCTGGCGGGGATCTGCTGTAGGTTGGGGTTGTTCATGGATATGCGACCTGATACCGTACCCCCATCATCAGAACGAATTTGGTTAATGTGACTATGGATGCGGCCATCTGTGTGCGTGTGACGCATGATTGTGTTGATGAAAGTCCCGCTAGTCTTGTTCAAGTTCCTAGCGTTGAGGATGAGCTTCGCGAGTGGTGCCTGATGCTCTTGAAGAAAGAGTTTCGTGAACGACGGACTGCCATTTTTGGTTTGTGGGAATGCGATCCCGCACTTGTCGAAAGCTTTCGCGACCGACTGCGCTGCCCAAATCTCTACATCCATCCCGGCCATTTTCTTGATTTCTTTCAGGACAGCACGTTCCCTTTTGAGGATTTCATCTCTCGTTCGCTCAACGCGGTCAGTGTCCACTCGGACACCCTTCATCGTCATTTCGACCAAGATTGGCAGGAGGTCAAGTTCGAGATTGACAATGTCCCAAAGGTCTTCCTTTCCAAGCTGAACTCTGAAGAAGTTCCAGAGTTCAAGCGCGAGAACCGCATCCGTTTCAGCGTAGGGTCCGACATACATACTAGGCATCTTCCACATCTCAGCCTTCGGATCGATACCAAATTCCTTCGCAGCAGCGACTAGATCCTTTTCAGATTTGGTTTTGTTAAGGTAATCGTAGGCGCAAGCATTGAGCGAGTAACTAAATCGGTTTTCATCTAGCAGACTAGCAATCAGCATCGTATCAATAATCCGCCCGTTGACTTGAAATCCACTGGCACGGAGCCAGCCCAGATCATACGGGGCATTGTGCATGATCTTTTCGCACGGCAGAGCCAACAGTTTGGTCATCCATTTGTTGACGATGCGTTTATCGATGTTGCCGCCGCCAAGGTGTGCAATCGGAACGTAGCCTTGCCAATCCTCCGTGGCAATTGCATAACCACAGATTTCGCCATTGTTGGTTGCCCAACCCGGACCTTTTGTTTTCAGATCCGGGTCCCGCGTTTCAAGATCAATCGCTATGCGTTTTGCGCCCGATAGATCAGGTAGCTCAAGCGGGGGCACCCACTCCGTCTTGGGTGGGAACATTGCCATTTGCAAGCTCATTTTTGTTTGTTGAGGCGATCAATCTCTGCCTCGATATAAAATTTAATTTTCTTCGCGTCCCGCAACTGGTCGCTATGACTTGCCTGACCGTAGCGGTAACAACTACGAAATATCTCACCGATCTGCGCGTTCATATCTTTGTGCGATATTAGGTCTTGCAGTTCCGTGGCCTCCACGGGCAACTCGTAATAGCTGGCTGTTGACCCGTCACTTTTACTATCCGACTCATCACCAAAATTTATTTTCAAATCAGTATCCATCGCAGCAAGTTCTTTTTGCCAAGTCATACGTTCATGCTCCATAATTAAATCAGATAATCCTCAGTTGCCTGCCTTTTTTGAAACTTTCAGGATTTTCTAGATATAAAAGCATCTGCTTTCCTACTGCATGAACTGCATTTACAGCAACACTATTACCCAGCAACCTGAGTGCTTTCGATCTTGATTTAGGGAGGTAAAAGTTTTTTGGAAATCCTTGCATTTGCTTTCCGTGATCTGGTTGGAGTTTTACAACCTCGCCGTCTACAAGGTAAGAATCCCAGTTTCTTCTATCGTTAATATTTGAACCCATTCCACCCAATCTCAACGTAAAACCAATTTCCCTCGAACATTCACCACCAAAAACGTCTGACATAGTCTTCTTTAATGGTATAGGGTCGGGAAATTGGAAATATTTGTCTTTTTCTTCTTCGTCTTTAAACCCAACCATGAAGGTTCTAGGTCTAAGTTGAGGAAGATTAAAGTCACATGCCCTCACTTTTTTGAAATAAAAGGAATAGTTCAGATCTTCAATTTTTTCCTTGATGGTATTAAATGTTCTGCCATTGTCATGATTTATTAAGTGCTGAACATTTTCTAAGAAAAATGCCTTTGGTTCTTTTTCTTTTAAGATCCTTTCAATTTCAAAAAACAGGTTTCCTCTTCCTTCATAATTTTCTTTGAAACCTCTCTTATATCCTATTTGACTAAAGGGTTGGCATGGAAATCCAGCACAACAAATATCAAAGTCTGGTAAATCATTTAAATTCAAATCATAAATATCTTTATTGAAAAGCAAGTCATCTTTAAATAAGTGAGGGGAAATCTTTTTAAAATTCTTTCGATAAGTCTCTCTTGCTCCCTCCTCTATTTCTGATGCAAAAACACACTGAAGACCCAACTTATGAAAAGCAAGGTGAAATCCCCCAATTCCTGCAAAAAGATCTATAAATGTTTTCACTCTAACTTCCCAGAAAACTCTTCAAGGCGCTCCATCTTTGCGACCTCAAAGGTTTCTATATAAGTGTTGATTTGTGCGACACAAACCGTTTGCACTTCAAAACGTGCCTCCAAATCTGCTGCCAGCACCAAACATTCATCAACCGTGTTTGTTTCACCGAATGCAAACCAGTTCGCAACGGTCACCAAAAATAAAGTAACTTTCACGCGCCCCAAACCTTGGTTTTTTTACCGCCAAAATAGGGCACGGCTAATCCCTCTTCTATCAGCGTGTCGCAGATGTTCACACCTGTGATGCCATTGTCATCGATGGCAAAGGGCGTAGCTAACACGCGCCCATATTTGTCTAACTCTTGGCTAATAAAACGTATCTTGTCGCCACACAACTCTTGGACACGGGCCGTGGCCTTCAAACCCAGTTCCTTCTCTGCCAGATTGCGGGTCCGTTTTTCGGGGGTGTCGATGCCCAGAAAGCGCAGCCGCTTTTTTTTCAGCACGATGCCAAAACCCAAATCAATATCCACGTCCACGGTATCGCCGTCTACGACGCGCACCACCGCTCCCTCGTAAAAATAAAGTTCGTCAGTCATAGCTGATAACTCCTGTTGTGATCCTCTGGTTCTACAATGTACAGATTTTGCAACGTTCTTGTCACTGCAACATAAAAAACTCTGTGCATGTCATCAGGGTTGAGACTCATCTGCAAATCAGCAGCCGGGGACAGATCCGTAAACACGACCACGTTTTCCGCCTCCCCACCTTTGGCACCGTGGATCGTGGACACCGTTATGCGCGGAGTGGCAGTGAACTTCTCACCCCGTCGCAACATAGCAATGATGTAAGCCCTATCCTGTTCCGGCAGTTTATCCATCGCTTGATGCCAGAGCATGTCTTCCGTCGCCACCAAACCGTGATGTTCCTGTAACTCCTGTAAAGTCACCATATCCTCATCGTCAAGGGACGGCAACTTCTTAAATCCCCGTAAAACCCTTGTTTTTAGGGACATAAAGCTGTAAATCCGCCGTGCAGTAGCCCCTGTTATGGGACGGCCCTTTCGCAAGTCCTCCCACCCGATCACCGACGCGCTGATTTTTTCGCTGATACTCCTGAAGCCACGATAGGTAAATAGATAGCCACTGGATTTCAAATCCTGTTGCACTGGCTGTAACAGGTATCCGGCTTGACTCAAGATGAGCCATGTGCCGTGCGCCATGTCCAGTTCGTCCATCCCATGAATCCGTCGGACCATGCCTGTTTCTGCGCGAGGCTCGTACTTCTTTGGGAACCGATTGCGGATACGACCCACCACCCGCTCTGCAAGATTATGCACGGTGCTTGGAATGCGGTAGCTCTGGGTCAACGTTTCTACCCCGCCCTCCAGATTGATGAAATGCTCAACGTTAGCTCCGGCCCAACGATAAATCGCTTGGTCATCATCTCCGGCACAATACATCCTATCTGATTTTTCATCGAGCAGATGAGCAATATCCCATTGCAAGGCGCTAAGATCCTGCGCCTCGTCGAGAAACGTTAGCTTGAACTGTGGGCAGTACCGCGCACCAGATTCCACAAACACGGCAAGCATGTCGGTAAAATCGTACAGATTAAAACGGTGCTTATATTCGCGTAGCGTTTTGTCCACGTAGTCCACCAAACTCCATTCCTCGTCAATGTCGCTGATGTTGTACTGTTCTCTGAGCGGCACCTTTCGGAGCCGTGCCAGATTGATGACACCCAGAATCGGATCCGCCGTGCTGTTGATAGAGGGTAGATCATCATCCGCTGTGGACTTGGTGCCGTGCAGCGTGACCCCACAAACCTGAGATAATTCGCGGTAGTTTTCTGTCTGCATTACCTGATCCCGTTTGATGTCGGTCAAGGTCAATGCCAGACTGTGTAGCGTCCTGAAGTTCGGCAAGTCCTCTTTCGGACATAAATCGAAACGTTTCGCCGCCCGTTCTTTGGCCTCGTTTGCTGCCTTGCGCGTGAACGCCAGAAACGCAATGTCCGTGGGCCGTGTGCCCTCCTCCAGAGCTTGGTCAACCATGTCCAGCAAGGTCGTCGTTTTGCCAGTGCCGGGTGGACCAAAGATACGGAACATCAGTCTTCGCAGTTGGGGCAGCTACGTCGAGTGTAGTCGCCCTCCGCAAACCAACTATCCTCGTTCTGGATTTTCATACGCTCATAAACCTGCCTGACACGCTCACGGGACAAACCTAGACGCTCACCAATCGCGGTAAACGTCATGTCCTCAACATGTCGCATTCGGTAAATTTCTGCATTTCTGTCTGCTTTTTCTTCCATTAGAACACTGCCTCTTTCGTTTCAAATTGTGGTGGGTCAATTTCAATATTCATCGCATCAAATGCGGGGATCACCCAAACCCGCACACTTCTGCCTTTGATTTTCAATACCGTTGATTCACCGTTGATATCTCTCAACCGCTGTGCGATCCGGTGACTCTTATACTCAAACCATTTATTCTTCTTCAGGTAGTTTTCAAAATCTTTGAGCCTAAAATACGTCCGGTTAATCTCTTCGTCGGTCCAAGGCCGCCGCAACAAAATCTCTTCTTTATCTGCTGCTTGCTGCATGTGACGGCAGAACTCCTCAAGATACTCGTAAAACTGTCCACTGACAGAGGCATCCTGACTCACCTCGACTATCGCGGATTCATTATCTTTCATGTCCGTCAGCAAGGTGCTGATCCTGCTCTCCCACACCTGTTTACTAACAGATCGCGGCATAAAGTTCAGTTGCTCCATGCAAGCTTTTTGGAAAGCTGTCTGGTTCATCAGTCCTTCCGTATCCAGTTCTAACGGTTCTGAATTTACATCCATGAACCACACCGGCGGGGTGCTGTTGTACTTTCTTAGGTTGCCAATGCTGGCTCCCTGCACCGCTGACCCCACCCCAAATTTACGAGTGTGACACAGTTCTTTGTTGCAGTGCGCGTTGATAGGCGCATCACTACACTTGTAGGCGTAGTCTTTCCGCTGTACTTGCTTCGCTACAATGTTGACCTCGTTGAGCGGTAACGGCGGATCTAAATACTGCATGTTGTAACTGAGGATCTCACTTTCCCAAGAATCAGGAAAAGCTTTCCGCAGGTAAACGCCAATGTTGAACAGGCCATTATTGCGACCGCCCTCGCTGATTCTGTCCGTACAAAGAATCTGCAAACAAGGCGGCCCATCTGCCAGTAACTGCTTTTCATTCGTTTTCACAACCTGCAACGCAATAACTTGTTCGAGGGTCTGCACATGTTCCTCGTAAAGCTCGAAGAACTCTTCTAACGTGGCGCTAGTACCATCATCCTGAATCGCGTACCGCAACCCCTCTTCCGCATTAAAATACGGCAGATTAAGAAAGTTACCCACATCGCCGCGATCTAAATGCAGTTTGATCTGCTTTGGAAATATCTCGCTTTCGCCGTAGCCGAGCGCAGAGGCCATGCACTGCAACGCCTTCTGCATGTCCTTGGCCTCAATATATTCTTTGGTAAAAAGAAAACAGTGTGCGCCACCCGACTTGCTGCGACACACCACCAACGGTAATTTCATTTTACGGATCTTTTGCACCAGCACTTTGTGATCGAGCGGGTACTGATCTACATCTATGCACCCCCACTGACATTCATCAGCATTGTTGATTGGTATTATGCCAATCCCGGTCTTGCCTTTGAGATGGTTCTCCCACAGCACCGTGGTCCGTGATTCACGAATGACGGCAGCTTTTCCCTGCATTTTGCCAGTAGCACTCTCTTTTTCAATCTTGAAAGTGCCATACGCTTCTTGGAGTCCATCAAAAATCTCGATAAACTTTTGAACACTCATCTAACACTCCACCAGAAAAACAAAAAGGGCGACTTACGCCGCCCCGCAGCAATCAAAATACTTCTTTTGTCGCCTTTTGCTCTTCCTGCTCATGTTTGACGAGAACGTCGCCTTCACTGATCGAATCGTGGAACTCTTTTGCACGGATGTACAAACTCTTGTCCGTGATCGGTCCCACACGGGACATCTCCCACCCGTGCCAACTGCCTTTGGAGTTTTCCTCCTTGACAGTTTTGAGTTGGTAGATGTGCGAGTATCGCGGCGGATTGAACGGGCCGTTCGCTCCCATCATTTGCACGGACTGCATCATGCTGTTCCACTTGCGGCTCTTTTTGAGCTGCGTCGATTTCATAGCAATCAGTGCCGTTTCCGCTGACCCATCCTCGTTGATAACGACAACGAAATGCTGGTGAGTCTCTTCGATGTACTCGCCCTCACCGCCAACAACATAGTCCTTGTTATCGTCAGGCGACCGCTCCGTTTTGGGCATCTCCTGACCCGGCTCGTAGATAGCCTGTGGTGCTCCAGACCCCTCGCCTCGTGGTGCCCAACAGATGAAACGTCGTTGGTAGGCGCAGGGAATGACGTTGATACCATCACCGCCTTTGTATATCTCACCGGTGACTGTGTTAAAAATGTCACCCTTTCTTGCGCCACTATCTGCGTCGTCCAGAATTGGATCGTTTCCAGAGAGAACCTTCAAAAAAGGTAAAGCAAGATCCTCTTGCCCCATGTCCGTCAACCCACTGCCAGCATCCTCTTGGAATAAATTCAAAACATCGGTGCTGACTTCTGTGCTTGCTTTTTCTTTTAATACTTTCGCCATGATCACTTGCTCCTCTTAATGCTGGCACGTTGACCGATCCAAGCTCCGAAAAGCTCCATCGGAAACTCATTCCCATTTTCTGTTTGTTCTTTGATCCACGCCCTGAGTGTTTGCGTGTGGACCTCCGTTTTTTGTTCGGGGACATGCCCCTGATTTTCAGCAACTGTCAGAAACTCAGTCGCTTGATCATCTTCACCCCGGCCAAACCGCACCGAAATTGTATTTTTGATGATATCGTCGTGACCATGATCTCGCAGCCAAGCAAAAGCTTCAGCCTTGTTTGCTTGCGTGATGCTGCCACCAAACGTTTGTTTGACAACCACTTCACTACCATCATCGAGGGTAAATCTGCTGATGCCCATCTCGTTTAGCATCGCAGGGAGTTCTTCGTCAGTAAGCTTCAGGAGTTGTTTTTTCGCCTCCTTGAGTTGCTGCTCCAGATCGTCAATCGTGGTTTCTGTTTGTAGGATTTGTCGAGAGATTGCGGCGACGGATTTCAATCCATCCTGATCCACTTTCTCGACGGAGGAGGCTTTTTTTGCCTCAAATTCAGATTCAAATATTTCATTCAAATCAGCCATCGTGTTTCCTCTTTCGTTGTTAAAGGCGACCGTTCGGGCCTTGACAATTACGCATAATATTCTATAGTGGGAGAATGTCAAGAGGAAAAATAAATGGATTTCAATTTCAAAACTGAGCCGTACCAGCACCAGCTAACAGCCCTTGAGGACTCGTGGGCCGCGCCATACTATGCCCTATTGATGGAAATGGGCACCGGCAAAACAAAAGTGGCCCTCGATACGATGGTCAAGCTGCATGAGGAAAGAAAGATCAACGCTGCGTTAGTTATCGCCCCCAAGGGGGTGTATGACAACTGGATCAAACTGGAGATTCCTACTCACGTTCCCAACGAAATCGAACCTCTCATATTACGTTGGCAACCAAACATTAGCAAGAAATATGAAGATGAAGTGTCTCGGTTTTTGTTTGACCAGACAGGGGCGTTAAAGATTTTTGTGATGAACGTTGAAGCTTTCAGCACCCCCAAGGGCGTAAAGATAGCGAACACCTTTTGTAAACACCATCCAGACAATCTCGTTATTGTTGATGAAAGCACCACGATCAAAAACCGCAAGGCGCAGCGCACCAAAAACATTGTATCGCTTAACAAAGTCAGTAAATATCGTCGTATTCTGACAGGTTCACCAATTACAAAATCACCGATGGATTTGTTCAGCCAGTGTTTGTTCCTCGATAAAAATGCTCTGGGCTT